ATAATGAGCATGACCTTTGGGGTAAAAACTTACAAATGAATCTGTATTGACGATATTGCCTGAGCAATACCTACACTTACCAACATCAGTTAAGATGTTAGTTTTCTTCCATAATTTTTTGGACACTTAGCAGTTCCATTTTCTAAGAGCTTTGTTAATTCTTGAATTAGGATCTCTAGCGGTCTTGGCAGATGTAAGCTTACGTTTCATTCCTTTCATTCTAGAACAAAATTGACTTCTTCTTTTAGCTGCCTTACTACCCTTTTTTAATTTACTTGGTTTAGTAGTAACTGGTGCTTTTAGATTGCCACCAGTAGCTCTATTATAGCTAGCTCTACCTTTTGCATTAAGTCCACCAGATTTAGATTTACCAGCTTTACGCTGCCATGCTGGAGTTGCCATTAAACCTCCTTAACAGTCTTGCATTGAAACTGTACATATAACTTATATTCATTTGTTTTTTGTGTACCTACATCTTCTGTATAAGTCTGTGCTTTGTTATAGCCAGCCATCATACAATCGTACCAGGTGTTGTGTTGTGATGCTGTTTGTGGTGGTAAGCAATTTTGTTTTAAGGCAGAGCAAAATATTACCACTAATACAAATTTCATTCATTGTCTTTCTTATTAACTTTATGAAGTTGATCTTCTAAATCTGTTATTTTTTTATTAGCTTGATCTAAGTCTTGTTGTGAATGTTCAAGTTTCTGTAAGCATCTTTTGTTAGCAGAGTCTTTAGACTTACCAGCATCTTGTAGCTCAGCTACTTCTTGCTTTAAGATACGAACTTGTTCTTTATATTCGTTTATTAAATCTGTGTTGTCTGGCATTACTTCTTTTTAAAAGTAGAAACACCCTTAATACCTAGAATTGTAGAAAATGCCCCAACTACAAGAGCTTGGTAAAACATAGGTAGGTTTGCAAACTTATTAAAAAATATATCTATCTTTTGTTGTATATCTGGGTCATCGCTAAAAACTGACCAGGCCAAAAGCAAGAGAGGGATGCTGATTAATATAAGACAGAATTCGTCTTTCCAATCCCCTTTATGACTTTCAATAACTGCTCTTTTAAATTCAACTTCACCAGTAGCCATACGTTCAGCTAATTTTAATTCAGCAACAGACTCTAGCTCTTTTGTTTTTCTTCTGTTTGCTGCAATACTCATTCCAGTTTTAATCATGCCTGGAACTAACTTAGATGCTAGACTTAACCACATTAGACCTCCTTTGCTGCTCTCATTTTACCGGCAAGCTTACCAGCTCTAGCTGGAGTTTGTTTTGCCCATAAACTGTCAAGCATTTGGAAACTAGCTTCACCATAATCTTTAGTGTCTAGTGCTTTCCACATATTCTTAAATTTAGATACGCCACCCTCACCTATTTGGTACACCATGTTAATAATAACTTCTTTAGCTGTATTATTAATTGGTCTATCACCTATAAGTCTTTCAGCAGCTTCTAGTGTTCTTTGAAAATCAGACTCAAATACTTTTTCACCCTCATCTTTAGTATATTCAATACCATGTTCATAATCATCATCAGGTGTAATTTTGTGTCCATAAAAAATAGTATCAAAACCCTCTGAGCATTGGTAAATCTTATTTACATAACCCTCACAAAGTTTAATTTCTTCTTTTACTTCTTCGTACATTAGTTTTCCTTTTTAGATTTGTTGTGAATACAATTCGGTAGTACCAAACCTTTGAATAAACTTTTCTGCAAAAACACTCTATTGCTAAGATTATTTTCTCTAATACTTTCATATTCTACTCCTAACACCGGCAACCCTCACAGTTACAAAGTTCCTGGTCGAATTTATTTATGTGTAAATCGTCTTGGCAATGACAACTACAATGGCAAGATTTACATTTCTTTTTTCTTTTCTTAGGTTTTGGAAATATTATTTTATCTAAATGATCCGCAAAAGAATCTAAATAACCAAATAATTTATAAATAATTTTATCTAACATTTATTCTAAAATAAGTTTTTTAATTGAGTAAGAACCATCTATATTTTTTTCAAGCTCAGCTTTTGTCTTGACGCAAGAATAAATAACTCTTGAATTACTTTCTACTTGACGCATAGATAAACGCTTGCCTTTAAGACAAGTAGATAAGTCAGGTTGAATTCTTGCTTCGGTAATCTGATTGTTCACTAATAAAAGTAAAGCTATAACCATCTGCTCCATTAATGACCTCCATTGGCTCTAACTTTGTCTTTTATAATTTCTAATTGATGTTTAATTTTTTCAATATCACTCATAGCGTATTTAATATTTACGTTATTGTTTCTCATAAGCTCCATTTCTTTTTGCACAGACTCTAGTTGGGAAGCTATATGTTCTAGCAACATAAATTGCTCTTGATCAGTAGGTAATTGTTCTGATTTTTTAAGTAGATCAGCTTGAAATAATTCTCTACTTGTTTCAAGTGAGCCAATCCTATTTTCTAATTCAAAAAAACTTACTGTTGCTAAAATTGCACCAGCTACAATAGCTATTAAATTTTTTGCTGGAAGATTAATTCCTGTTTCAGAAGATAGTTTTAAATTTTTCATAATTTGTTACCATGATCTACCATTACAATTTTAATGCCTAGTTTCTTTTGCTTAGCAGATGGTGTACGCCAAATTTTTCTGCGGTACGATTTTACGTTCTTGCGATATGTATTAGTTTTAATGTCAAGCAATTTGACTTTGCCATCAGGCGAAACTGCAACTAAATCAAATGGACATTGTGGATCACAAGCTTTGGCCACCCAATAACCTTGTTTAGTTAAATTAACTATTTCTTGGTACTCACCAATTGTGCCTTTGATATTTGTTGTTAGCTTAGTAGATTTACTATTAGGCTTATCAAGGAACTTAGGCTTACTAGACCTACTGCCCATAAAAGTTTATAAACATTGTCCACTTTAATATCTAAGTGAGCTAAATGATTATCCTTTATTACTGAAATCTTGTTGTGTATGAGTTTGATTTCACCTTGTAATTTTATAATCTGTTCTGAATTTTTTTGTGATTGATTAGGCATTAATTGTCCTGTCCAGCACCAACTGTAACTGCTCTTAATAATGCAAGTGCTGAGTTATAGTCTTTCCAATCTTGCGTTAATTCTAAAAAGGCATCTATACCTATATCGCTAGTCATAGCTTCTGCAATAACTTTAGAATTTTTAGATAAAGTTCTATCGTTAGACCATTGTACAAACCAATTTCTTAATGGAACACCCTCTAAAAGTTGTGCTTTATTTTTACTAGCTTGTGCTTGATATTGTAAGTTACCAGCTGTTGAAGATCCAACTTTACCACCTTGTGCAGTAGCTTTCATAATATTAGCAAAAGAATTTACTGCTTCTTTTACATCTTTTAATTTAACACTTGGATCTTTTGTTTTAGTTAATTCAAAAAGCATTTGAGTTAAGTTAGCTTTTTGTTTTGGATCTTTCATTATTGCATCATGAAATATTACACCTTGACTTAAACCATTATCTATGTGTTTTGCTTGTGATTTTAAAAATGCTTGGTCAATGTAACCAGTAACAATGTTTTGCCAAGCATTAGGTACACCGCTTTTGTTTATAGCTTTTGCCATGTCAGATATATCTTGTGGTGCAGCTTTTGTGTCTAAAAATTTCCACATTTTAGCTATTGTACCAACATCTTCAGCTGATCTTGCTTTTTCTAAACTTTTAAATAATTCTGTTATAGAACCTTTTGTTATAGGTTTGGCATATTCATCATTATATTTAATGTATGATTTTTGTGCCTTAACATAATCAGCGTTACTACTCATTAAATTATTTAAACTTTCTTTCATCTGTTTATATTTTTTAACAGCAGTTACTTCAGATGCTTTTGTACCTCTGCCAACAATATTAAAATAAGTATCTCTTATTTCTCTATACACATTGTGCATAGCTTGACCATTACCTTTGGTTTTTTGTAAATTTTTAGCAAATTGTAGAATAGTTTTTGCGTCTGATGGTTCTAAACCTTTTGCTAAATTTTTAAAATCAATAACTAAATTATCAACTTTTTGTGAGTCATAAAAAAAGTCTTGGAGCTTATCTCCACCTGATCTTAACCATTCTTTGCTTCTTTGAGTTTGTAAAGCAACAGCAGCTTTTTTAAGCTGTTTATAATATTCTTTATCAGAAACAAAACGTCTGCTTCCAATAATAATACCATTTTGCTCACCCCATTTTTGTATAAATGATCTAAGTTTTTCTGGTCTTTCTGACCAGTATTTGTCCATAACTTTGTTACCAGCAATGGTAGCTGTAACTTGACCCTCAGATGTTTTAACAATATTAGATCCTGTTTTTTCTGATGGTAGTAAATCAAAGTCTTTATCTATTTTTTTAATATCTGTTTCTAATTTTTTAGCTTTTTCTATTTGTGCTTGGGATGGCATCATATCTTTACTTAATACTGCAAGATTACCTTTTCTTAATGCTAATAAATCCATTGCAATATTTGTACCGACACCAGTTAGTGTTCCAGTAGTATCACCAAATTGATTTGTTACAGCTTGATCTACAGCTCCACTAGCAGCACCAGTACCCATAAATAAATTTCTTGCTTTTTGTGTTTTACCTAAAAGTCCTCCAGGTGCAGCATACTCACCAACAGTCATAGCATAATCACCTAGTTTTGATTTACTTTCATAAGTTAAAAAATTATCTCTTATGTATTCACCAGGTTTGAATTTAATAGAATTTTCAATACCAATTTCAACATCAGATTTTATTTGATCTGTTTCATCTTTAGTAAAACCCATAGCTTCCGCAGTTTTATCTAATACAAAATTTTTACCACTCTCAATTCCTTGTACTAAATAAAAAGGTAAATCTAAAACATAAGTAACACCTTTAGCAGCACCAGTCGCAGCAGAAGCAGCTACATCACCAGCTATCTCCATACCAGTCATTTCAGCTTGAATTTGTTGTTCGTTATTGTTTGCATCTTGTGCAGCATTTTCAGCTTGCATTTTTTTTATTTCTTCATCAACATTAATACTGTTGATAAAATTATTAATTACATCTGACATTATTATCCTTTATTAATTAACCTGGAAAATTACCTTGTTTTGCTTTTAAATATGTTTCTAAAATTTCTTTCCAATCAATGCCTCTAAACTCTAAGTCAAGCATACCATTAATAGTTTCAGCATCGTAATTATTATCTATTTTCATAGATTTAACTAAATTTTCTAAATACTCACCAGTTGGTTTTACTTTGCCTTTTAAGTATTCTAAATATTGTTTAGAATACTCACCATTATCGTTATAAATTTTTCCTTTTGTGGCTCTAAATTTTTTAGCATTTTCAATTAAAGACTCTTGAATCTTTATTTGGTTTTTTAATTTTGCTCTAAATGTTGTAGGAGTATCTTTTTCGCTTGGAATAGATTCTTGCAACCAACCAATTTCTTTTTCACCAGCAGCTACACCAGTAATTAATTTTCTATATTGATTAAAGTATTGTAGATTTGTTTGTTGCCATCTACTGTATGAACTTACAAAAGCACTTTCAGCTTGTGTTAATGGTTTTTTTGTAATATCGGAAACTCTATCTTTTTCTATTAAAAATTTATATTTTAATTTACCAGCGGTAGTTAAAAATTCATCTTTAAATTGTAACTCTTGTGATTTAAGATTTACTAATAAATCTTCACCCCCAGTTATTGTTTCCTCTAATTTACCAGTTGTTTTTACTGATAGACTTTCAGCATCTTTTGCATTTAAACTTTTTGTTATAGGAAAGAAACCTTGTTTAGCTAACGCTTCTCCTTGAGCTACGCCATCTTGTGTGCTTAAATTAATTGTTTTTTCTTCGCCATTCGCATTAGCAAAAATTTGAAATTTTGGTGCTTTAGGTTTTTTAAATTCTCTATTTTTAATATATTCTACTGGTGCAAAGTTAAACAAAGCTTTATCTTCTTTTGGAACAGAGTCTGCATATAATTTTTTAAACTTTCTTTTTTCTTCTTCTTCTTCCATAGCTTGAAACATAGAAGCTGTTTTCATACCTTGTTGAATCATTGGAAGTGCTGCACCAGGATTTTGACCTGATAGTCCAGCAGTTAATAAACCAATACCACCTAATACTTCTGGTGAGTATAGTAAGCCTTTAAAAGGTGAGTCCGCCATTATAATAGTCCTTGTTCTTTTAGATAGTTGTAATAGATATTGCTTGATGACATATTGGCATTGTAGCCAAACTGACTAGCATTAGTTGTCATGTTTAATGTTTTAGCTAAATCTGCTTTTGCTTGATCATAGCTATTCATAAAATTTTGTGAAATACCAAGATTAGAATTATTTACATTTTCAAAATAATTATCTACCATAGAGTCTGGTTTTTCTGTATCACCGATAACAAATGGTAAATCTGGTTGTATTTCATTGTAAATATCTCTAGCTTCATTCTCTGTCAAATTTTCATTAACTGAACCATCACTATTAAAAACTCTACCTAACCAACCACCACCATCTACTGGTTGTCCACTACCCATACCATCGCTAGTATATCCACCATATTTTCCTGTGCCATAATCAGTTGTAAAATTTTCTTTTAATGTTCTACCAGCAGCAACTAACAATCGCATAAAAGGAGAAAATTTTAAACCTGGATTTGTAACTACAGTATCTTTCCAATGTTCACCAAAAGTTAAATTAGTTGTTCCTTTATTACCTTTGTAAAAAGAATAATTTTTACCCTCTGTACCATTTAATCTATTCATTTCTGCTTGGTAAGTATCTTGTTCTTCTTTAGTCCAATCACTCCAATCAGATTTATCTAAACCAAGTTCTCTTAACTCTTTATTAGTTTTACCAATGGCTTTTTGTGTAGCTTTAAAATGGTCAGGATCAGGTGCTAAGTATTCATCCTCAGCATCAACATTTCCAGTAACAATACCAGCTGTATCATAGCTACTTGTAGGAACAGTAACATTATTATTATTGTTATTGTTGTTATTATTATTGTTGTTATTGTTGTTGTTGTTTCCACCACCAGATCCCATATCCTGGCCACCTCCTCCACCTCCTGATGAAGATGAGCTTGATGAACTTGAGCTTGAGCTAGATGACTCAGCACTTCCTGGAGCTCCACTTCCTCCTTGATATGCACCAGCTCCTCTATAAGATGGAATACCTTGAGGTGTTAATAAACCAGAGCCACCAGCATCTTTAAGCATCTTAGCCTCACCAGGATTGATGTATGCAAGAAACTCACCCTCTGGTGCTTGTGCGTTTAATAAACCAGCAGCGTTTTTTAAATAATTCATTAAAATATAATTCCAAGAACACTAAGTATTAATAATAACATGATGTACTTTGAAGTTTTTCTATCTATATCAACTTCAATATCAAAAATTATTTTTTTAAATTTATCCATTATAATAACCCTCCTAAAAATCCTAGACCACCACCGATAGCAGCACCAAATCCACCAAATTTACTTCCGATTAATGCACCACCCATAGCAGTTGTTATAGGATTAGCTTGTGTTTGTGTTTGTGATGTTTGTACTGGTAAGCCAGTTGCTATAGGATTTACGATACCACTATATTGTTGTAGTGCAGCAAAAGGAGCTAAGTTTTTTTGTCTTTCAATATTTTCTAATTGAGCTCCAGTTTGTACTAAGCTTGGTGTAGCACTAGCAATACCTAATTGTCTTTGACGTTCTCTTTCGTACTGCTCAAACGCCATTGGTAAAGCTGCATCTGTTATACCGGCAATTATTTGTTGTTGATTCATTGCTGATCCTGGCGTTCTCCCAGCACCGCTAAACTCTGTATTAATAGCTGTTGCTACATCTGCTCCAGCACCTTGTAGTAAAGGTGATAAAAAAGGATTTAGATATTTACCTGATAATGTATCTGCTAATTGTTGTTGTGCAGCAGAACCCATTAATTCTTGGCCAGCAAGACCAGAAATTGTTTGTTGTGATGGGGCTACATACCCAGCTGCTTTTACACCTTGTCCATATAGATTACCAGCTTCTGATAGTATTTGATTAAGAGCTGGCTCTGCTGGTTTGTATGGATTGACACTTTGTACTTGTGTTCCACCACCTGAGTTTCCGCCAAATGACATTATTCATTCTCCTTTATTAATTGTTTTTCAAGAACTACATGAGTTCTTTTATAGTCATGGTTTTTCATTATTTTATCCCAACCTGGTCTAGCAAGTAATTCCATGCAATCACATTTGTTTTTAATAGCAAAGTTTTCTAGTTCTTTAACTAGGTGTTGCCATTTTTGTCTGTGTCTGCCTGTAACAATAAATATATTGCAAGACCGCTTTAATTTTCTTTGGATTATTTCTG